AAGAAGGTGCTTACCGGCGGTCACTCGGACAAGTACCCGCTGTGGGAGCTCTTAAGCCAAGAGCGCCTGTCAAATGGTAAGAATGGCCTTGATTACTTTCACCAGATGGTTCGGACCAAGAAGGCTCCTGGCCACGTTGACAATTTGATGACAGGTGGCGGCTCGCTGTTTGACCCAAGCGTCCGCAGCGAGACTTCAACTGTGATCGGTTCCGCATTTACAGATACCTCATCAGGCGCTATTGACTCGTCCGGCGGTCTGTAAGTAGAAAGCGCGTTAGGCGCTTTGCTTCAGGCTTTTTTTAACATCAACGGTCTCTTCACGAGACCGTTGTAGTCTACTAAGGAAATTTTACAAATGACCAAGCTCTTATGCATCTTTGCTTTCTTATTTTCTCTCTCAGCTCACGCTGAAGACTCATGCTTGAGCAGCAAGCAACAAAGCCTGATCGACTATGCGTATCAGGTAGCCGAAGAGGATGGCCATAAGCAACCAAAATACCTCGTAGGCGTTATCAGGGTGGAGAGTCGTGCAGGCGAGGGAGACAAGTTCCGCATTGTAAAGCAAGGGGTAGGAAAAGCCATGAGCGTCTTCTACGGCGTTGCGCAGCTTTCAATCGGAGCCGCAAAGACGGCAATGCAGCGGTTTCCAGACCTCTGGAACGATTTCAATACTCAGACAGATGATGAACTAAAGGCCCGCTTGATTTTAGATGACTGGTTCAACATCCGTGTTGCAAGCAAGTACTTGCTGCTGATGGGCGTCAACAAGAACCCTGACGCTGGCATTGCCGCTTACAATGTAGGCCTAGGCGGCGTGAAGCTGATCAACCCATCGCTTCATGAATACACTCTAAAGGTTAAGCGAGCCGCTTCAAAACGACCTAAGTGTGATGCATAGAGTAAACTCACTTATTACGGCCTGCGGCTCTCTTCTTTTCAGATGGCGAAGTGTTTAGTCCGCACGATAAACTTTAGATGCAGCATAATTTGTTTACAATAAACTCGTGTCAGTTGAGAATTTAATTCGTCAGTATTGTTCATTGGGTCACAAAAACTCTAATGGATGGCATGGTATAAAATGCGCCATGTGCAATGACTATAAAGTCAGAGGTGCGTTCTTATTTGATAACGAGAGTATTTTTTACAACTGTTTTAATTGCGGATTTACATCTGGCTTCGACCCAAGTCAGTATAAGACCCCTTCTAAGAAGTTTAGGGAGCTGTTGCTAGCGTTTGGTGTTCCCGAAGAGGAGATCTCAAAAGCCGTCGGCAAAACGTTTATTGAGCATCAAGGGTCAGTCCCCAGCGACAAGCCAAAGACAGTAACCTGGGCCCCTCCTAAGAGCATCGAACTGCCTGACAAGCTTCACCACATTCTTGACGACACGTCACCATGGTGCTCGATAGCTCGAGACTATGTCAAGGATCGTGGTTTAGACCCTGCTTGCTACCCGTTCATGGTAAGCGAAGCGCCTAAGCTGCTTGGCCGTCTCATCATCCCATACTTCCACCGTGATCGGCTAACCTATTATCAGGGACGGTCGTTGGATGATGTTACTATTCAACCACGATATGCTAATCCTGTTGTCGAGAAGGAACGGCTTATCTTTAACTACGATGAGCTGCTTGACGGGCAAGGTCCGTTATATGTCACCGAAGGCGCATTTGACGCCTTAAGCATCGGGCCAGCATGCGCGCTGTCCGATAGCAACCTAGGTGACTGGAAGCTTGCAGAGCTTCGTAAAGCAGCGGCACGCGGCCGAAGAATCATCTTTGTGATTGACAAGAACAGCAATGGCTTTAACTTAGGTCTTGCTGCTCTTAAAGAAGGTTGGTTCGTTACCGTGATGCCGGATGGCATTGATGACGCTAACAGCTGTCATAAGAAGTTCGGTCACCTTTGGCTGCTAAATCACCTAGCAACCACACACGTGACCGGCGTCGCAGGAGAGGTGCTGCTTCGAATGAAATGTGACCGCACAACACAACACAGAAAGCATCGCGCATGAGCGTTGAAAAAGAAAGACTGCTCCTCAGCTACCTGGTTAATGACCCGGACCTCTTTAGCAAGGTCCACCCTATAGTCCATGCAAAATACTTTGACCCTTCGCTGAAGAGCGTGGTCAACTTCATCAAAGAGTACTTTGACAAGTATAAAGGCTTACCATCACAAGCACAGCTTTATGCTGAGCACAGCCTTACTCTACCTGAGGTGCAAGGCACATCAAGCGAAGCAAGGTATGCAGAGTCTGAAATTGAGACATTCTGCCGTGACAAGGCTATCGAGCACGCAATCTATGCGTCAGTCGACTTGCTAAAAGAGCAAAAGCTAGGCGAGATTGAACGGCTGATCCGTGAAGCTATCACGATCAGCCTGCAACGTAACCTTGGCACTGATTTCTTCGCTGACCCTGAGCTGTGTCTCAGGATGCTAGCAGATCAGTCAGCCCTCGTCCCAACTAAGATGAAGGAGCTTGACAAGGCTCTCGACGGTGGTTTGCCTCGCAAGGGTATGATCATCTTCGCAGCACCATCGGGCGTGGGTAAATCGCTGACGATGTCAAATGTCGCCCGCAATCTCTCGCTACAGGGCTTACACGGCGTCTATTTTACGCTCGAGCTCTCCGAAGAGATGGTGCTGAAGCGTTTCGCTTCAATGTATACGGGCATAGGACAGACAGCCGTCCTCACCGATATTACAAAGACCGCGATTCAGATTCAAAGAGCAGGCGAAGAAGCTGGCAGCTTGCTGATTAAGCGTTTGCCCGAGTCATCTACAAACGCTAATCACCTACGGGCCTATCTAAAAGAGTACGAGCTCGTAAATGAGCGAATGCCCGATTATGTTGTGGTCGATTATCTCGATCTAATGGCCTCAAACAACAGCAGCATCTCAGTCGAGAATCAATTTATCAAGGACAAGTACGTGGCTGAAGAGCTCAGGTCTATTGCAAATGACCTAAACCTCATCATGATTACAGCGTCCCAGCTAAATCGAGGCGCGCAAGCAATTGAGTCGCTAGATGACCTCAACCAAGGTCACGTGGCGGGCGGCATCTCGAAGATCAACACGACTGACAACTTTGTAGCAATCCTTCAAACACCACAGATGAAAGCTCGGAATGAGATGGTCTTCAAGATGCTGAAGACCCGGTCATCCGCTGGGGTGGGCAAGTACTTCATCATGAAGTTTGACCCGATCTCGCTTCGTCTCATGAACCTTGAAGGGGATGATGAACCGCCTGACCTTGCTAGCAGCATCGGACGATTCAAACGCCCGAACAATGACTCATCCACATCACCGAAAGGCGAACCGCCTCCGTGGAATGACGGCCCACCCATTAAGCGAGGTTTCGGCAATTTAGGCGACATCGATGACCTCTTTAAGACCTAAGAAGCCGCTTTCAATCGGCTATACATATCTAACCCATCACTATACGGAGAGCCACCATGGCCAAGTTTGAAGAAGTAACCACGTTCAACCTCGACAACAAGACATACGCTGTTGCGAACCTGTCAACCGAAGCAAAAGACCTGCTTCGTGTTTACCTTGAAACAGAAGAGGATGTGACAAAGTTCAAGATTGCGCTTGTCAAGAGCCAGCATGCGCTTTCAAGCATGGGCAACATGTTCCGTGACATGATCAAGGATGTGGAGTCGCTGCCGCTCGAAGAGATTCAAAAGCGTCAAGCCGCTGAAGTTCTCGCGGCGGCTCGCATGGCTGAAGAACCGGCCAATGATCCCGAACCTGCACTGAAGAAGAAGCCGGCTCCTCGTCGTAAGTAATGTGACAGGCAAGGCTGCCAGCCGATAAATAGCTAACAGCCTGCCCATGAAACATACATTTAAGCACTTCGTTACTGCAGCCAAAATCCTCCTCAAAGAGGACGCCTACGGGATTCCGCATCTCGAGGACCTGCCTATTGAAACAGCGATTCGGATGCTCAAGGAGCTTCCGAAGCTTCGCTGTGTCCAAAAGCTCGACGGCGCCAACTTGGTCGCCGGCGTTGACGTTGAAGGTCGCCCTTACACCTCGAGAGAGCAAAAGGGCGGCGACCGCTTCTACGAGCTGTCTGACTTCCCAAAGCGTGCGGCATATGACGGCTTCAAGACCGCCCACGCTGCGCTGATGGAGGCAAAAGACACGTTCTGTAAGGTCATGAAAGCTGGCACTGCAATTAGCTGCGAGGTCATTTACGGTGACCAGCCTAACACGGTCATCTACGGTAAGGGCAACATGTCTTACTTGGCTTTCCTCGAGCCGGTACCAGGCGATGACCCAACCAAGAAGCTTGACTATGGCCTTGCAAAGCTGTTGGTTGATGCTCTAAAGGGTCAAATCGTCAACACGAACATCGAAGCCACGGACACAACCGACGGCGTGACCATGATCAAAACGCCTAGGCCTATGCGTTGGGGCTTTACACGTTCAGACGTGGTTGACCCCGAAGACATCGCAAAGGTTAAGTATCAGGACATCCTTGAGAAGCTTGAGAAGTTCCTAGAGCAGCCATCAAGCGGCGCCGAAGACTTGGGCACTGAGATGACCAACTATGAGGTCATCAAGGACAAAGGCCAGAAGCTTGCTGAAGTTCGAAAGGCCTTGAATGAACAGATCCGTGACGAGTACCTCAAGCCCATCAAGGATAAGTTCTTAGCGATGGTGCGTAAGCTCAAGCCTTCGCTTCGAAGCAACAAGTCAGATGACTCTGGCTTCATGGGCATTGAAGGCATCATCTTCACAGATAAGAGCACAGCCGAACGCTTTAAGGTGGTTGATCGTGATGACTTCACGGCTGTCAATAAGTTCTTCTACCAGACCCGCAATCGAGTTGTAGGTCGAATCGCCACGACAAGCGAAGAGCTCTCCCTCGAGTCACGCGGCGGTATTGTCGGCGAGGCAAAGGTGCGTTGCCTGAGAATGTTCAGCATTCCTGACATCGAGCTGCCGGGTCAAGCTAAGCGCGCTCTCGAACCTTTCAAGGGTGACACGCGCGAAGAGACGCTTAAGAACTTGAAGGAGACTGTCAAGTCTCTTAACTTCCAAGCTATCAAGCGAAAGATCTGCGCAATCCAAACGCATTGCATGTCTGAGCTCGAAGATGAGCTTGACGAGTTCAAGTCAACGTGCGATACGTTAGAGCTTGACTTACCTAGCGGTAGGTCTGTAAAGTACACGCCTGAGATCAAGCGTCGGACGCTTATGACCTTCGCAGAGGCATTCAAAGGTGTCAATGAGACGTTGAAAGCCGTAAGGAATGCGGGATCATTCGGCGACCTCTTAGAGTTCTTCTTAAAGGATGCATTGAATGCGTTACATCCTAAGAATCCCGAAAAGGTGATCGCGCCTGAAGCGCCTGAGCCTAAGACTGAAGAGCCAAAAAATGAGGACGGTGACGATGAAGCTGCTCTTTGAGATTGCGCTTGCACAGCGTCTCAAGGGCGTTGACTCGACGCAGGTTAAGGATGCGTTCTTCGCAAACTACCTAGCCGCGCTGTTGATGGTCCGCTTGCACGACTTAAAAGGGTTGCAGCTCATTCGCGACCCTAGCCATAGCAAGCTGACAAAGTTCGAAGACAACATGAGCGACCTCAACTTTTGGGGGCGTGCGCTGTTCTACCCAAATGACCCATTGGTTAAACGCTCGCTTGCATTTGGGCACGCAGACGTGCTTGAAAAGGAAGCT